GACCGGCTGATCGCCTTCGATTCCACGTCGAGCGGAGCAGCTCAACTGGCGTTCAAGGCGCATCTTCGTACGCTCAAGATTGAGGGGTTCCGCGACCTCCTGGCCGCTGGCGGCCAAATGTATGACTCGCTGCTGGAGAACGTCGCCATGATCCGGCGGCTCCAGACTTCGGAGGGCCTGACCATCTTGGACATGGCCGACGAATTGCAAGTCGACACCTACACGTTCGCGGGGCTCGCGGACATAATCACGAGCCAAGGCGAGCAACTATCGGGGGCCATCGAAATCCCGATGGTTCGGCTATTCGGCCAAGCGCCGGGCGGCCTGAATACGGACGGCGGCTCCGCCCTGGCGACCTATCACGACGGCAACAAACGGAAGCAAGAGGCGCAACTTCGCCGCCCCTGGACCGTCGTCTTGGACGTGCTCGTGCGATCCGTCACCGGCAAACCCCCACCGCCTGGATTCACTTTCGAGTTCAACCCCCTGGGCCAAGTTGACCCGCAAGACCGCGCCGTGATCGCGAAAGACGAGACGGCGGCCGTCGGGGAGGCGTTCGACAAGGGGATCATCTCGCAACGCATCGCCCTCACGGAACTCCGCAACTCCGGCCGCCGCACTGGCCTGTTTACCTCGATCACACAAGAGGACATCGACAACGCCGACGATACGATTCCCGACGCGACCGAAACGCTCATGGGGCCGGATGGCCTGCCCCTCGTGCCCCCGGCTGGCGGTGCGGCCGGTGGCGGAGGGGCGGCCACGCCTGGGCAGGTCACCGAAGGCAACGTCGACCCCGAGGCTCCCGCCGGTCGAGCGGCGGCGGATGGCGGCCGACCCCGCAAGACGACGGTCACGGTTGAATAATGGCCGCCCGCGCAAACCGGCGCGAGCGCGAGGAAGCCGGGCCGCGCCCCAAAAAATCGCCGTTTGAGCAATCGCGGGGGATCGAGCGCCGCTACGCCACGACGCTCCGGCAAGTCGCCCGCCAGATCGGCGCGATCATCAGCGGATTCCCCGACCCGATGGCGGACCCGGCCAGCGTGCCCCGCCTCACGGACACCCTTGCGCGATACGCCGACCTGATCGGCCCGTGGTCTGAGGCCGTGGCGCGCCGCGTGATCTCTGAGGTCGAGGGGCAGAACGCGAAGGCGTGGGCACGTCACTCGCGAGACATGAGCCGCGAGTTGCGGGCGGAGATCGCCTTTGCGCCCACGGGCGAGACGCAGCGCCGCCTCCTGGCGGAGCAAGTGCACCTGATCCGGTCGCTCCCCCTCGACGCCGCGGCGCGCGTGCACCGCCTCACGCTGGAGGGCATCGTCCAGGCGACGCGGGCGAGCGAGATCAGCAAAATGATTCAGGCGTCGGGCAACGTCGCTGCCGGTCGCGCCACGCTGATCGCCCGCACCGAAGTCGCCCGCACCGCCTCGACCCTTACCCAGGCCCGCGCCCTTCACGTCGGGTCGGAGGGCTACCTATGGCGAACGTCGGAGGATTCGGACGTGCGGCCATCGCACCGGAGCATGTCCGACCGCTACGTTGAGTGGTCAAATCCGCCGACCACGGACGGCCTTGTCGGCCATGCCGGGTGCGTGCCAAATTGCCGCTGCTACCCAGAGCCGATAATCCCCGATTGACCGAAATGGGGCATCCGTGCACATTGATCGGAGGAAGCAACGCCCGCGCGCTGACTTAGATAAATCACCGGGCCGAACACGCCCCCAGGCCGCACTCCTGGGGGCGTCTTTGTGAGGGCTTGCCAAGGTTGAGCGGTTCGCCCATCCTCCGGCCATGCGCTCCCACTTTTACGCCTCCGCCCGGCTTGGGGACACCCAGGCGACCACGCCCGAGGGCTTCCTCATTTGCGGCGACGTTCGGATCGCGCGAACCGGGGACATGCTCTACGGCCGGGGCGAGATTCCGGTCGAGGCTGGGCCGGATGGCCGCATCGTTATCCACCGAACGGAGGGCGAGGTTTTCCGTGCCGAAACCATCGCGAGTTTTCACGGTAAAAGCGTCACGCTCGCGCACCCAGACGAGGACGTTTCGCCGCTCAATTTCCGCGACTATGAGGTCGGCACAATCCAGAACCCACGACGCGGCGACGGGCTGGAGTCGGACTTCCTCGTGGCCGACCTGCTGATCAAAGACCCCGACGCGATTGAGGCGATCCGGGGAAAGAAAATCCGCGATGTGTCTTGCGGATACGACGCCGACTATGAACAAGTTGCACCGGGTCGCGGATTCCAGCGTAATATCTACGGGAATCACGTGGCAATCGTTTCGAGCGGGCGCGCCGGGCCGCGTTGCTCCATTGGAGACCAAGACATGACCACCGCCGCCGCCAAGCCCTCGCTCCTCGACAAGATCGCCGTCGGCCTGGGCTTCAAAGACGCCGCCGAACTCGAAGGCAAGATCGGCGACACGGCCGCCCCCGCTCCGGCTGGCGAGGCCGTCAAGACGGTCGACGCCGCCACCCTGGACGCTTCCGTTTCCGCCGCCGTGACCACGGCGCTCGCCCCCTTCGCCGCGCAACTCAAGCTGCAGGGCGACGCGATCCTGGCGATTGCCAAGGCCCGCACCGGCGACGCCGAGGCCGAGGAAGAAACCGACGAAGAAAAGGCCAAAAAGGTCGACAAGGAAAAAACGAAAGACGCCGCGACCGTCCTGGCCGCCGACTTCGAGTCCTTCCCCGCCCGTGCGGAAATCCTGGCGCCCGGCCACAAGGCCCCGACCCATGACGCGCAAGCCGAACTCCCGGCCATGCACGCCCGGCTGCACTCCGCCAAGGTTCAAGTCCTTACCACCGCCTACGCCACCGCCGACGGCAAGGCCGCCATTGACCCCTTCCTGGGCGGCCTCGTGGCCGACTTCCCCAAGCTGGCCGCCTCGACCATCGACGCCGCGTTCATCGGCGCGAGCGAGATCGTCAAGGCCAAAAACAACGGCACCCTGGCCGCCCTGGCGGCCGGTGGCGTCGATCTGTCAAAGACCGCCGACAAGCGGCCCCTTGACGTAACGCCCGCCACCCTCAACAAATCGCACTCGGAATTCTGGGCGACCCGCCAACCCGGCGGCACGGCCTAAACGCCCTTTAATCGACGCGCCTGGAGATATCGAAATGGTTGCCGGAGTTCTCACCTACCGTATGCCCGCAGGCATCCCCGGCGCTCTATCCCGCGCGGGTCAGTCGTCTGTTGAGCCTGTCAAGTTGTGGCCCCAGGGCACGACCGGCGCCTTCGTGGGCTACGGCCTCGCGGGCGTGATCGACGCTGCCACCGGCGAATTTCGGGTCGTTAAGGCGGCTGACGCCGTTGTGTCGGGCTTCCTCGTGCGCCCCTATCCGACGAACGCGAACTCGGTGGCCCAGGGCCTCGACGCGGGCGTTCCGATGGATGGCGTCGGCGACCGGCTCACGCGCGGATATATGACCGTCAAGCTTTACGGCGCCACCGCCGCCGCCAAGGGCGGGGCCGTGTTCGTTCGTGTCGCAAATGCGGGCGCTGGCGAGGCCATCGGCGGGGTTGAGGCGGCAGACGACGCGGCCGACGCTATCCAGTTGCCCGAGCACACCTATTTCATGGGACCGGCGGACGCCGACGGCAACGTCGAGGTCTGCTACAACATCTAACCGGCCGGGCGCGTCACGCTCGTCTTTCGTTTTCGCCACAGGCCAGGGGCCACATTATGCACCACTCTCGCTCGTTGCACCTTGCCGCCGCTTCGGCCTTGGCGCTTTCGTCTGGCGGTCTGATCGCCGCCCAGCCCGGCCCGCTCGTGCGGCGCGCTCGCACCCGCGACCACTTCACGTTCGACTCCAACTCGCTCCAGTTTCGCACCACGGACTCGGGTTCGGTCTATCAGCCGGGCGCGCCCATCGGCGGCGGCTCCGGCGCGGGCCTGATCTCCGCCCAGGCGCGCACCCACGACGGCCGCACGGTCGACTCGACTGGCGCGTTCCTGGTCGGCGAACTTGAGCGCCTGGACCCGCAACTCAACCTGCCGCTGGTTTCCTACACGTGGAGTCGAGATATCGACCTCCGCGAGGACGTCACCATCGCGGACGAGCTTTCGTCTTGGACCAACTCCGCCTTCGCGGCGGCTGGCGGCATCACGCCCGCCGGTAAAAATTGGATCGGCAAGGACTCGAACTCGATTCCGGGCATCGCGCTCGATATCGGGAAGACGGCCCAGCCGCTCTACCTCTGGGGCATGGAACTTTCCTACACCATCCCCGAACTCGAGTCGGCGATCCGCCTGGGCCGCCCGGTCGACGCTCAAAAATATGAGGGCATGACCCTCAAGCATCAGATGGACATTGACGAACAGGTCTACATCGGGGACGCGACGCTGGGCCAATATGGCCTAGTCAACAACCCGGCGGTGACCGCCGCCAATGTGACCGGCGGCACCTGGGCGGCGGCGATCACGGCCGACACGCCCGACGTTATCCTGTCGCAGGTCAACGAAATCCTGGCCGCCGCCTGGGCCGCTTCGGGCTGGGCCGTCGTGCCGAACCGCCTACTGGTTCCGCCTACTCAATTCGGGCAACTCGTGAGCGCGAAGGTTTCCACGGCGGGCAATATGTCCCTGCTGCAATACCTCGCCATCAACAGCCTGAGCAACGCCCAGAACGGCGTGCCCTTGCAAATCCTGCCCTCGAAATGGCTGGTCGGGCGCGGCGCTGGCGAAACGCAGCGCATGGTCGCCTATACGAAGCGCAAAGACCTTGTTCGGTTCCCACTCGTGCCGTTGCAACGGACCCCGCTGGAGTTCCGCTCGATATATCACCTGACCACCTATTTCGGCCGGTTGGGCGTCATCGAGGTCGTGCGACCGCAAACGCTGCTTTACCGCGACGGCATCTAAAACCCCCGCAAGGGGCAGGGGGAGGTCGGGGAGGTCGCTCGCTCCGGCTTCCCCCGCTACCAGTCAGCCTCGAAAGGGTGAAGCCCAAATGAAGACCCCCGCCAAGCCCGCCAAGGCAGATCCCGCCGATTCCGTGAAGACCGGCGCGCAAGTGGCGCGCCAATCGGCCGCCGCCGCCCAGGCCAAGGGCGTCGCGGTCGAGGTCAGCCGCGCCTTCACACTCAACCGCGACGACGGCACGACCCGCGCCTTCCTGCCCGGCCTGAATAAGGGCGTGAGCAAGGGGGACGCCGACCACTGGTATGTTAAGGCCCACACCGTAGGCGAGGCCAAGAGCGGCGTCGCCGACGCGCGGCCGCTCATGGACCCGAACGGCACGGGCGACGGCGCCGCCAGCGCCTACGGCGAGGACGATGCTCTGGCCGACATGGCCCGCGCCGAAGCCGGGGACGCCGACGCAAAGGCTCGCGTCGACGCCTACGCGGCGGCCATGATCGCCAGCAAGTAAGGCCCAGCCATGACTCTCGCCGAATTCCGCGCCGCCATGCCGGAGTTCGGCGACGTGGCCGCCTACCCCGATATAACCGTCCAGGGATGGCTCGACGTTGCCGCCCTACTCCTACGCCCCGTACAGTGGCGGGCCGCCCTAAGCCTGGGCGAGCGCCTTTTTGTGGCCCATAATCTAACGGTCGGCGGACCCTCCGCCGCCTCCGGCGGGTCGCGGGCCACTGGCGGCCTTGTGACCGACAAGTCCGTGGGGCCGGTCAAGGTTTCTTATAACGTCGAGGCCGGGCTTAATCGGGACGCGGGGTTTTGGAACCTCTCGACCTATGGCACGCAGTTTTGGTTCTATATGAAAATGGCGGGGGCTGGCGGAGTCCAGATCACCGGCCCAGCCTCGGGCAGCGGATACCCTAGCGGGCCGTTATGGGGTTAAGGCCCTTCACCGGGTTGCGCGTCACTCAAGATCGAGTCGACGCCGTTTTGCGCGCCGTTCACGCGACCCAGAACACGCGAGTCCTCGTGGGCATCCCGGCGGAGGAAGGCCCCCGCCAGCCGGAGCCCGGCGAAAAGGGCGCGCCGCTCAACAACGCCGTGATCGCCTACATTATGGAGACGGGAAGCCCAGCCGCGAACATACCGGCCCGGCCGACTCTCGTGCCGGGCGTCACTAAGGCGATGGGCAGGATCGCACGACTATACGAGGGCGCGCTTCGGGGGCTCTTGCGGGGCGAGGCCATCGACCTCAACGCTACACATCACAAGGTCGGGCTTGTGGCCCAGGCCAGCGTCCGCCGCGAGTTCATCGCGGGCGAGCATGCGCCGCTCGCGCCCTCGACCCTGGCGAAACGGCGCGGCCGTGGCCGCACCGGAACAAGGCCGCTAATCGACACGGGGCAGCTTCGCAACGCGATCAACTACGTCCTGCGTCGTCGCGGGGCTCAAGCCGGAGCGGAGGGCGAGCAACGTGGCGCTGCTTGACGTAAACGACGCCTTTGGCCCCGAAATGATGGACCCGCTTGTGATCGACCGGCGGCTCCAGGCCGTCGGCGCGAACGGCCGAGTCGTGATCACGACCACGCGGATCGACCCGAAGCCCCTGGGCGTGATCGTTCCGAAGGACTCTGTCATCGGAGGCAACTTCATATTGCGCGAGCCCGATGAGCAGCATCGAGGCGCGGCGCTCGTGGTCTTCACGACCTTCCGGCTCCAGGGTGTCGCCGCGATTGACGAGGAAGCGGTCCAGTTTCAACCGGACGTGCTATGGTTCAACGGCGACCCCTACGTCGTCGGGCTGATCAATGATTTCAGCCAATGGGGGCGCGGATTCATCCAGGCCGAACTGTCCTCGATGGCGTCGGTCGATTATCCGCCGGATACCGACCATGCCTAACACGAGCGCCACCGGGGGATACCTCGACCCCGCCACGAACCCGCTAGACGACGACGCCCTGGTCGACTTCCTCCAAGCCGTCGTGGCCGCGATTTCCGGGCTCCCCGGCGCGCTCGTGCGCCCGCGATTCCAAGAGGAACCGCCGAACCTTCCGAAGCGTGGAACCACGTGGGCAGGCGTCGGCCTGGGCGATCAGGAATCCGATATCATGGGCCACGTTGAGCACGACCCGACAATCGGAACCGACGGCGGTGACGTGCTCCGCACCCATGAGACGCTGCAAATCCTTTGCAGCTTCTACGGTCCCCAGGCGCGGGCTCGCGCGCATCAACTGGCCGACGGTTTGAAGGTTGCCCAGAACCGCGAAGTCCTCACATTGGCGGGGATGGGCCTGCAAAGCGTCGGCCGGATGATTCAAACGTCGGAACTGATCAAAGAGCGGTGGCTTGCGCGAACGGACGTGACGGTTACTATCCGGCGGGAAATCCGGCGCGAATACCCGGTCTTGAGTCTCTTGTCGGCCTCCGGCACTATAACCCCCGACCCCGGCTCGGAGTCGGCCTTCAACGTCAACGCCTAGAGGGGCGACGAACATGAGCGCTGGTCTTTCGGTTTCTCGCATCGCGAGCGTGTCGATCAACCTTTCCCCGGTTGCCGCGACTGCCCGCAATTTGTCGACCCTGCTGATCTTGGGCTCGACGGACGTGATCGACACCGTTGAGCGGTTCCGGTCCTATGAGGATATCGCCAGCGTCGCCGACGATTTCAGCGGCACGGACCCCGAATATCTGGCCGCCGCGCTCTACTTCGCCCAGAACCCACGGCCGACCCAGCTTTACATTGGCCGATGGGCCGAAACGCCGACCGCCGGAGCCCTCAAGGGCGGCGCGCTGTCGGGCGCGGAGCAGACTATCGCGACATGGCAGGCCGTTGTGGCGGGCGCTTTTGTCGCCACCGTCGACGGCGTGCTTAAGTCCCCTGCGGGCCTCGATTTTTCCGGCGCGGCGAACCTCAACGCCGTCGCCGCGATCATAGACGCGGCTATCGCGGGCGCGGGCGTCGTTTGGGATGCGGAGCATGCCCGGTTCGTCATCAAATCCGACACGACCGGCGCGGCATCAACCGTCACCTATGCGGGCGCGCCTGGAGCGGGCACTGATATTTCAGCCATGATCAAAGGCACGGCCGTCACGGCCGCCCAGATCGTTCCGGGGCTTGTGGCCGAAACCCCCCTGGCCGCCGTAACGCTCATGGACGACCTGCCCTTCGATTGGTATGCGGTCGAGTTCGCCCTGGACTCCGGAAACGGCCTTTCGCCAGCCGAGGCGGTCACGGTCGCTCTTTATATCGAGGCCAGCGACCCGCCGCATGTGTTCGCCAACCCCACGAGCGACACGGCGGTGCTCGACCCCGGATCGACCACGGACGTCGCCTCACTTCTAAAGGCCGCCAACTACTCGCGGAGCTTCACGCAATACAGCGCCGACCCGAACGCCGTGGCGAGCGCGATGGCGCGCATCCTCACCACGGACTTTAACGCAAACAACTCGATCATCACCCTCAAGTTCAAGCAAGAGCCGGGGGTCACCGCCGAACAACTCACGAGCGGCCAAGTCAACGCCCTGGAGGCGAAAAACGCCAACGTCCTCGTCCAGTATGCAAACAACACCGCGATCCTTGAGGAAGGGGTCATGGCGAACGGCGCCTACTTCGACGAAATCTTCGGACTCGATTGGCTCCGCGATGCGGTCCAGACCGGAGTCTTCAATCTGCTTTACACGAGCAAGACGAAGATTCCACAGACGGACGCGGGCAACCGTCAGATCGCCAACGTGATCGCCGCCGCCCTGGAGCAAGGGGTCGACAACGGCCTCATCGCGGCGGGCGTTTGGACCGTGGGCGGCTTCGGCCAGTTGGCCCAAGGCGACTACATGCCCACCGGCTACTACGTTTACACCCCGCCCATTGCCTCGCAATCGCAGGCCGACCGGGAGGCGCGCAAGTCCGTCCCCTTCCAGATCGCCGTGAAGCTGGCCGGGGCGATCCATTCCGTCGACGTCCTGATCGACGTTAATCGCTAGACCATTGGGAACCTAACAGATGGGCACCTACAGCTTTATGGACGTGCAGGCGGCCCTGGTTATCGGGGGCGTCTCGATCAGCCTGGGCGACGGCTCCGGCGCGGCGGAGGAAGGCATCACGGTCGCAATGGTCGACGACAAAAACGTCATGACCATCGGGGCCGACGGGGAGGGGATGCACTCGCTTCGCGCCTCCAAGGCCGGGACGATCACCGTCCGCCTTCTAAAGACCTCGCCCGTCAATCAGCAGCTTTCGCTGGCCTATAACCTTTCCACGTCGTCGAGCCTCTTGCACGGCAAGGCCGTCATGAGTGTCGCCGACCCGGTGCGGGGCGATCTCGTCACCGCTCGCGGCGTCGCCTTCGCCAAGCAGCCGGATCTCGTTTACGCCGCCGTAGGCAACGCGAACGAGTGGGTCTTCCACGCCATCAAGATCGACGAACTCCTGGGGCAGGGTTCGCCGTCCCTCTAATAGTCCCCACGAGCGAGCGGCATGATCGAATTTGAAGTGGGCGGCGTGCTTTATCGCGCCGGGAAGTTGGACGCCTTCAAGCAGTTCCACGTGGCCCGGCGTCTTGCGCCGGTCCTGGGCGGCCTAGCGGGGCTGCTCGATAGCGCCGGAACACCCCCAGACCCGAGCCCGGAGGGGGGCCAGGAAGGCGAGACGCCAGCCCAGGCCGCCAAGCCCCCGGCCGACGCTCTTGCCGCCCTGGGGCCGCTGGCGGAGGCCGTGGCGAACATGCCCGACGATCATGCCGACTTCATACTCAAGGAATGCCTCCTCGTCGTGTCGCGGCAACTGGAGGGCGGCACCGGCTGGGCTCCGATCATGGTCCGGTCGACCGGGAAGCCCCTGGGCGAAATGGACATGGCGACCATGCTGCAGCTTGTCTTCCACGTCATTCGGGACAATCTCGCGGGTTTTTTCGCCGCGCTCCCGCCAATGTCGGCGGGGGGGCTGGCGGGGGCGCTCGTGCCGGGGTCGAGTTCGTAAGTCTCCCCGACGGCGAGGACTACCTATTGCGGCCCGTCTTGCGGGGGCTCTGTCAATATGAGAGTCTGAAAAACGGCGCGCTCGATCTTGAGGACTTGGCCGTCCTCAATGACGCAATGGACGTGGCGGACGAAAACACGCGAAGGGCGCAACCGAAATGAACGGCGACGTGATCCGCGAATTCCTTGTCGGGCTTGGGTTCCAAGTCGACGAGGCCGGATTGCGCCGGTTCAATGACGGCCTCGCCAAGGCCGCGAAAGGGGCCATGAACCTCGCGAAGGAGGTTGTCGCGGCCGGGGCGGCCGTAGCCGTTGGCGTCGTCAAGATCGCCAGCCAATTCGAGGACTTGTTCTACGCGAGTCAGCGGCTCCGGTCGTCTGTCGCCGATATCAAGGCGTTCACGTTCGCCGTTGGGCAAGTCGGCGGTGACGCGAAGGGGGCGCGCCAAGACCTTGAAAACATGATGCGTGCGCTACGCGAAAACCCAGGCAACGAGACGATCTTTGCTGCCATCGGCGCACAGTCGCGCAACGCGAAGGGCGAAATGCTGGGCGCGGTTGACCTCGCCAATAATTTCGCGAAGGCGGCCAAAAAGCTCGACCCCTCGCAGTATCCGGCCCTGGTTCAATATGCCGAAATGCTTGGCATTTCAGAGCAAACGCTCCAGGCCATGATCCGGGGCACTGACGAATTCGCCGATCGCTACAAGGCGATGGCGAAGTCATTTGGCATGAGCCAAGACGAGGCCGCCGAATCTTCCGCGAAATTTAGGCAGAACGCCCGCTTCCTTTTGGCATGGCTGGAGCTTGCGGCGGGCAAGCTCGCCATGATCGCGGAGGGTCCGATCGGTCGGCTAATCGACGTCATGGCGAAGGCGGACAAGGCAACAGGCGGACTCGCGTCGACCGGGCTTGTGCTCGTGGCAGTCCTGGGCGGCGTGGCAGCCATCGTCGGTCCCGTGGCCGCTCTTGTGCTCGCGCTGGCCGCTGCAATTCTGCTGCTCTGGGACGATTTCCAGACGTGGAAAGAGGGCGGCACGTCACTCATTGATTGGGATAAGTGGGCGCCAGGAATCGATGCGGCAATGGCCGCGCTCGCGGTCCTATGGGATGCGGTCAAGGCCCTATGGTCGGCCATCGTCGCGCTTGGCGAAACCCTGGGCGTCACGGACAAGACGCTCGTGGCCCTCGCCCAGGGCGGACTCGCCGTCGTCGCGGGCGGCCTCCAGAACCTCGCGGACCTTATCAAGGCCATCGCGGCGTTGCTCCGGGGCGACTTTTCCGGCGCTTGGGATCATGCCGCGTCCATCGCCAAGCGGAACCTCTCCTTCTTCCGCAAGGGATGGGAATGGTTCACGACGGGCGAGGTCGGCCAGCCCGACGCGGGGGCCAGCCCGTCGCAGGCCCAGCGCGCCTCCGGGGGCGGTGGCGGCGCGCCCGCGGCCGCCGCCATCAACGACCGCGCCGCCTATGTCCTGGCCTTCCTCAAGCGCGCGGGGATCAATGACAACGCCGCGCGCGGGGCCACGGCTGGGGCGGAGGCGGAAAGCCGACTCGACCCTTCCATCGTGAACGGGGGCTCCGGGGCCTTCGGCATCGGGCAATGGCTGGGGCCTCGCAAGCGGGAACTTTTCCGTCGATACGGCCGCAACCCCACCCTCGATCAGCAGTTGGAATTCCTCGTTTGGGAACTCAAGGGCGGGGATCATGGGGGAAAGGACGTTTTGCGGGCGGGCAGCGCGCAAGCGGCGCTTAATGCCTATATCACGAAATTCATGCGACCGGCCGCCGGGGCTGAAACGTCGGGCGATCTCCGGCGCGGCGGCGCGGCCCTTGCTCGCATGAGCGGGCGGGGCGCGGCGCCCCTGTCCGCGCCGCCGATGGCGGCCAATTCTGGCGGGGGAACCTCTATCAGCCAAGAGACGAACATCAATGTCGCCCCTGGGCCAAATGCGGAGGAAACGGCCCGGCGTGTCGCGGCGGAG